GGAGCTGCTTAATTCCTCTGAAAGTTTCAATTTCCGATTCTCCAACTCACTAGAAATTTTACCACAATACTCACACATTTCTGAACTTAGTCTAGTAATACGAGATTGCAATTCTTGTATAGACTTTTGCAGAAAACCAAAACGATAAGAAAGAGATTCGTACTCTACATCTAACTCATGATGAATTCTCTCCTTTTCTTGCATCTCCGCCAAGGAGTTATTTTTTACAAACTCCGCCTTTTCCTTACTGAAGATTTTCTCCCCTCTTTTCTTTTCCTTGGTAAGCTTACCAATTTTAATTTTTAATTTTTCAACCTTACGCAATGCCTCGGCTTGTAAAGTAGAAGAAACTCTTTTATCTGCATTGTGTCGAGACTTCAGTGCTCTAATTGCCACTCTATTTTTAAAGAGGTCAGACACATTTAAAAAGTTTTGAATGATTTGCCGTTTCTCCTCTGGGGAAGAGGACAAAAAATTTACTGAATTTTGCTGACCAAATACAATAGACGCAAGAAAAATATTATAATTGGTATTTAAAATCTGCTCCAAGTATTTTTGCGTCTTTTGAATGTTCTCCTGTGTGCAATTTTCCCCTCCTGAGGAGACTGCTAGCCTAGGAGGTTTCTTCGTCCTCTCGATAACAATATCATCGTTAATGACCAGCGTAACTTTGCATTTCCCCTTCGTGTGGATATTTTTTAAACTCTTATCAGTAGTCTTCCTAATTGTTTTCCCAAACAAACCAAAAACAACCGCTTCTATTATTGTACTTTTTCCAGCACCATTAGAACTATGTGGGCGCGTATCCTGATTATTGCCAACCATCCTTACCAAATTAGAGAATGATTCAAAATCAACAGTTACCTCCTTAACCGATAAGAAATTTTCTATTCGAATGCTGTTAATTTTCATATGATTTTATTTCTTCTAGTGCAGCATAAAGTTCTTGTTTGGAAAATACAGAATTTCTGGAACTAATATACTGGTCAATGATGTCGTCATCAATAGTAAAGACTTGTTTCTTTGGATTGTACCAAGAACTGTACTTGGGCAAAATGTCTTCGAACGAAATTTCAATATGTGCTAAATTGTACTTGGAAGCTATTTTATCTCTCAACTCAATTTCAGCGTAAGAATCTAAACTGTCCAGCTTCAATCTTAAAATTGTAAAAAATCTCTCAAACGCATACTTTGCATTTGAAGATTCAAGTTCATCCAAAGTGCATACAATATGGCGGATGCCAAAATCAATAGGCTTCTTTACAACTTCCGTAATTTTCTGGTTACGGATAATAATTTCATGAACGTACTTTTGGGTATTAGCTTCCCCAAATGTGTTCGAGTACGGGGTTCCCAGAACATACACATTGCTGTACTGTTTTGGCTTGTGTATATGACCTAGAAATGCCAGCTTCTTTTTAAAATGAGAACGCTTTACAAAGGACTCATAGGCATAATGACCGTTAGATACACACCCATCAAACCCAAAATGACCGAACACTGGATTCTTACTTGCTGACAAATCCTTAATAATCATCTCCTCATCCTCATAGTGAGGGATAAAATCAAAATTCATCCCACCAAGAAAACATGTCTCCGAATCACTTATAATACGTGCCTTATCCTTATACAAAGACAAAGTAGTGCTTGATGTTCCGTCTTTTCTAATAGTGTCGTGGTTTCCTCGCAAGATGTATATGTTCGGACACTTTATCTTTGATAAAATCGTATCAAACGCTAATAATTCTTCCCCTCGAGGATTTCTTTTATCAAAAATATCACCCAAAAAAACCAAATACTCAGGAGGCTTTTTATTGACCAGCCTTACAATGGTTTCTATTTGCTTCTCTAAAAAGCCAGGAAAGTAATCGCTTCTAAGATGGAGGTCAGTTAAGAGAACAATCCTAGATGTTCTCGATATACCGTTCAATTTCGTCATATTGTAATAATTCATTTTGGTCAGAAAATTCAACAGCCATAAGCTCTCCGAAGGATTTCCCAACCTCAATATCTACCTCAAAAGGTAAAAGAAATTTCAATTTGTATAAGTCGTAAAAATAGCTGGTATCTGTTAAAGACTCTCTAACTACCTCTAAAACTCTCTTGGTGTCTGATTTTGAGCACTGAATCTCAACCGAATCATGTACAGTTGCGAGAATCTCAGCATCAAGATTTTCCTCGCGCAACCTCTCATCCAGTCTTTTAATTGCATGCAACATCATATCTGATGCGGAACTTTGAATAACAAAATTCATTCCCTGCCGCAACGCTCTGAACTGGTACTTCTTGATTGGGCTATTAACATTGGAAAGATTTCGTCTTCGCCCAAATAAGCTAACCGCATACCCATTATCACGAACACTTCTATGCACGCTATTAATCCAGTCAAAAACTTTTGGAAATGCCTGCTGATATTCCTTGAAAATATTTTTGCAGTACCCTACCGACTTTCCAATTTGAGAAGCCAATTTAAAAGGGCCACCTCCATATACGATAAGGAAACTTACAGACTTAGCCACTTGACGTTCTTGTTTGGTAACCTTGTCAATCGACTTTCCATAAATCAGAGAGGCTGTGTACTTGTGCAGGTCTGTACCGGAATTAAACGCATGGATAAGTTCCTTATCACGACAACATTGAGCTAACATTCTTAACTCAGCTTGACCAAAATCAGCCGCAATAAAAACTTTATCATCATCCGCCCTCATTAATCGACGAATGTTAGTATCATCATCTACAGTACGCGGAAGAGTGTGAAAAGAAACTCCCTTCTTCTTGGATGGTCCTGCTGAGTACATTGAACAACTCAATCGTCCGGTTACTGTCGCACCAAAATTATAACTGGAATAAATTCTATTCTCTTCATTGTACTTGGTAGCGGATTCAACTCCCTTAACATACGTTCTGTATAACTTGGATAATCCTTTGTACTTTAGCAACTTTGTAATAAATGTTCTCGCCTCAGTAGACGTGGAACTATTCTCCGACAGAGAGGTTAGATGTGCCTCGGTAATCGCTGGCTTTTTAGCTTTGGCAGAAAACTCGGTAGGGTTCAAATCAAAACCCTCTTCTGTAAATAGTGCTATCCCCATGTCATCGGAAGAATTAGGATTAACACCCTCAATGCCACATAAAGATTGCAACTCAACCTCTTCTTTAGCAATAACCTTCTTAAGTTTCACTTCCAACTCAGTAAGATAATCTACATCGACCTTAATCCCTCTAAACTCTACAGCACTTAGTAGGACAGCCACCTCACTTAGCAAATTCTCATACACAAAATTTACACCTTTAGTTTTCATCTCCGACTTGAGAATCTTCCAAGAACGTAAAGTGAAATCACAATCCATTGCATTACCAATAGCCATTTCCTTAAGAGGCATTGACCCCCAATCATGCTTGGCTCCATCAGTTACTGTTAACATTTTACTAATCTAACTCCTCTTTCTTCTAAGAAAGAAATCACATGATTAAATACACTCTCATCATGTCCTATAAGCTCTCCCGGAAACACACCACGCATATCCCACATACCAGAAAGAACAGCTTCCACCATCGCACAACAAGTATATCCTGTCGTGCGCGCCATAGATGAAGTTCTGGTCTTGGGGTCCGTTTCATCATACAACTCCCAAACATGTGATTGTGATTCTCCTTCTATTGTAACTTTCATATATGTAAACTCATCGTCCTCCCGAGAGAGCTTCCAGCTACTAAAGAGAACTTTAGACGTGAATTCAAAATTTTCATTGTCAAAAAACCCTGCATCCCGTAAAAATTCCATATGGTCACGGTGCCCAGGATACCGCAACGTTTTCTCCTTCATATTAGGAATATGACTCATGGTCTTCAACAGAGAACGCAAACCGTCAGTATTGAACGCCTCCAAAAAATAACCCTCTCCCTCAATATATTCCGGTTCAGATAGTGCGGGTAAGACGATTACCTCTCCATTTGCAACTAGTCGTGCTGGTCGGAGATACTCTTGAATCACATCAGCCGGAGAAAAGGGGGCTTTGTAGGTTCCCTCTTTGGTTGGTAACCCTCCCACTAAACACTCAAACGAGTCTATTTTCATGGAATGGTTGTGGTGTCCTAATATCAAGTTATCCAGTCCGGGAGCAACTCCCATATCGACGACAGCAGTTACACCATTCTCTATGGCAAGTTCATTCAGAGTGAGTGCGTCCTCCGGAAAAAATGAAATATCTACAACATTCACCCCAGCCTCAATAACAGTCTTCAGTGTCTCAAACCCAAGAAAACCAGGGACGGCACAAATAACCAAATCAAACTCGCTAACCTTTTGTTTTAATGAAGCTTTCGAAGTAACATCAAACAAAATAGTATTGAGCTCCGGAACCAAACCTAAAGCCTTCTGTGATTTATCCGCAACCGTTACGTTGTGTCGCTTGGATAAATCCTGAGCTATAGTCCTCCCAACCAACCCACAACCTAAAACTAAGATATTTACCATACTATTTTCCAACATTTTTTAACTCCCGTATAAGAGTGTTAATCTCAATAATGATGTTAATATACCGAGAATTAGATTGTGAATCTTCCTGAGTCTGCTGACCAACCTCAGAAATACGCTTCAATGCCTCTTTTAGGACTCCTATACAATCCGACACGAGCTGTGGATGTAGATTAACTTTCAAGGACATTGTCTACCATACTGTAATCAACGTCTTGGAGCGGTTCTGGGCGTTTTTTCTTTGCTTCCGCCCGTTCGTGCACCACCGAGAAAGCGGTCCCCTGAGCGACCTCACAAAGCCTGTGACCGGACATCCTGCGACCTAGGTATTGAGGCATTGGAAAATTGGTATCCTCCTGTGCCCATATCCACTTCAAAGCCTTTAGGATATACTCTGGTGTCCGATTAGTGCCTTCAATTTTGAATATTAGGTTCAATCTAGGCTCCTTACCGTGAAAAACTCTCATAGCCTCATTCATAAGCCTCTCACCGTTCTCCTGGCCATATTCGTAAGCCTCAGAAAACTCCCTTAGGAGGTCCACGTGAGAAGGAGTTTCAACCACTGTCAACTCGCCATTTATAAGAGCGATTAGTTGAACCTTAAAATCATTCTTACCTAGGTATCCAGGTTTAGTGATTTGGATAGCTCCTCCATCCTCTAACAATTCCACAAAGTGACTGCCTTCCGGCAGTTCGCCAACCTTGGCTGCAAATCTATCATATTTATCATTATTAATCATTAAAATTTCTCCAGTTCAGTAGGGAAATACTGCTTTACCAAATCCATCAATCCATGTGGCAAATTTTCATCGACTAGAGAGTGCATAACCTGCGTATCCTCTATACTCTCAAAATGAGTAATTCCCCAATTCATGAGAAATTTCAAATCAAATTTACAATTGTGAAAAACCTTAGTAACGTCAGATTCCATCAAATTTTGAATTAGCTGTTTTAGTTCAGATAAATCATTATCTGACCATTCACTCTCTCGGTGAAAGATAGGAAACACAAACCCTTGTTTCTCCCCAAACGAAAATCCTATGGTAAAAATCTTATTCATCTTAAAATCCAAACCATTAGTTTCCAAGTCAACGCCAACCACCTTCTGCTGTAAAGTCTGATTCAACAACTCCTTCGCTCTATCCAAATCTCCATTAACCAACTCATAAGGGGAATCATCAAATGCATTTATGTTTAGAATAAACTTGTCATAAGCATTATCCACATCTTGAATAAACAGTGGTCTCATCTTCGGCTCAGCATAAAGAGAAAATGGGTGTAAAGTTGGAACTACATTGTAATTCTTTTTACTTATTTCTACAGAAAATTCTTTTCCTCGTTTAGCTGTGATACCAGATTTTTTAGTAAGTGTCTTCAACGCTAAATTACCTAAAGGTATAATCAAGTCTGGGTCGATAGCTTCAATATCTTCATACAAATACTCACGGTGCTTATGTAAGGTTGGAGTATCAATATCATCCTCTCGTGCTCCAAACAGCTTAACAGCAGCAACAAATTGGTAACTTCCGAGAGGTAGTTTAGTTTTGTTGAGAAGACCATTAAGAACTTGAAACTCCTCATCAGTAAACTGAAAAATACTTCCATTTTTCTGATGAAAACTTTCGTGAACAAAAACGATTTTCTCCTCACCTAATTCCTCTCGGTGTGCGGGAGAATCATCTTTCTCAAAATTTTCAAACAATTTTTCTAATTCCATTATCTTTAATCCTTTATGGTGAAACGCAAAAACAAAAAAACTCACTACCTCAACAATAAAGAGTTCGAAGGTACCATTAAAAATTACCTAGAAAACCCTACAAAATATGAAAGTGAGCTTGTAGAAAAACTAGACCTTTTAATTTCCAATATCATCTTCACGTTCAAATTTAAAATTGACCCTGATGATGCTAAGCAAGAGTGTTTCATGCTAGCGTTTAAAATTCTAAAGAATTTTGATAAGGAAAGAGGCTCGGCATTCAACTATTTCACCACTGTATTTGTAAACAATCTAAAATTGATGTATACTAAAAATAAAAAATACAAAGAAAAAATAATTCGATACCAAGAATTAAAGGACCCAGATTATATCCGACCAGTTATTCGTAACCCAGTGGACCCACTTAAGAAGTTGTGAATCTGAGGGAGATAGTCATGTTTGCGAATTTTACCATTCTTACAAACGACTAAGGCGGGAGTGCGGCAAACTCTAAATGCTACAAAACCGTGAGGGATATCCCAACTGGAAATAGTATAAAGAGTCTCTTCCCCTTCCCCCGAAGCCCACGTCCCTGTGGCTAATGACATTAGCTTTTGGGAGCGGCTGTCCCACAGAGAGTGGAAAAGAACTATAAAATCCTGAGACCTCTTCTTCTTAATTAGAGAGTTAAGCTGGCTCTCTTTGTTAAGCGTCTGAATCGTTCGCATCGGATTCTTCTTCTACTTCGGAACCTGCGGAAACTTTAACTTTCTCAATAGCCTCAGGAGCAACTCCAGCATCCTCTAGCATTGATGATTTTTCTTCTTCGGACATCGTGTTAATTCGTTGAACTAACTCGTCCATAAAGGTTTGCATACCACGAAAGAAAATTACTCGAGCGAACTCATCATCAGTAACATTCTCTGGTTTTGCGGCACCGCGAATATCAGACCAGTATTTGGTCTCTTCTTTGGTCATTTTAATATAAACTTTCATTCGTCTGTTGTTGTTTTTAACTTTAAAGGTGAAAGCATCCCCAGGAACACTGAGGAGCTGAATTTTTTCTGTACGTTCTTCGAGGTCCATGCTCTATAATAGTCTATGTCTAAAAATCCGAAAGAAATCTTAGAACTCGAAAATGAGTTCTACAAAAAACGACCGGTCAATAGTCGCAGAAAAGGAAGCAACTTCGAACGAGCCATCGCTAAAAAACTGAATGGGAGATTCCAAACAGAAGAATTCTGCAGAACACCCGGTAGTGGAGCTTTTGGTACGACTCATCAAAAATTACCTAAACATCTAAAAGTACACGGAGACTTAATTACTCCAGAACGCTTTCTATATGTTATAGAATGTAAATCAGGATATGACGTAGATTTATGGGATATTTTTAAACCAAAAAGCGATTTTTACGAGTTTATTAACCAAGCAAAAAGAGATGGGAAAACTGCAAATAAAAAATGGATGGTTGTTTACAAAAAAAATAGAAAGAAAGAGTTAGTTATTATTGACGAAAAACTTCCAATTAAGGAGTGGTTTTGTGTAAGTGATTCTTATTATGTGTACTTACTGTCCGACGTACTGACCCTTGAGGATTTTTACTTCCTGTATTAACGTATCCAAAGCAGATAAAACTTGTTTATGATTCTTTTGAATCTGGGCAGTAGCTGTGCCTGGGTCGAAACTTACATCCCCCCCTCTCATTTCTGGATATAAGTACTCGCCGTCCACATCCCAAAAACCCGCAGACCTAGATGTTTTGTATCTTTGCGCGACTTGCCCAACACTCACAACCTTTACGCCGTTTAAGTTATCTTCATAATCTAATTCATGCTCTCCAGCATAAATACCCCTAACTACCTTCGTAGTCCCTTTTCCCGAGGAGCAAGTTCTAGTGGCTCCCCCTAACTCCCTAGTTTTTACGGGAGTATCATCAGACGCTTTCCCTACCATAATCCGATTGGTTGTCCAGTGTTTCACGAAATCAGGGTCCCCCTTTGTATCTTCCGGATACTTGGAACCTTCTGTTTGTTCCAGTACCCACACATTTTCAAGGCGAGCCAAGCACTGCTGAACTTGCCTACTTTTTTCTGTTGGGTCAGAGTCGTCATCCATTTTATTTAAATCCTTCACATCCTCTATAGCCGCCTTCAATCGCTTATACATTGTGGAACCCCGAGGGTACATCTTAATTTTCTCCTCTAAATCAGATTCTATATCTTGAGGGGATTGTGGCCCTGATGGGCGTTTTTTACTTTCTCCCGCTCCCTGCGTTAACTCCTCCCCAGTTTTATTTGGGCTAGTAAGAGCAGCCATCGTCGAATCAAAAAACTCCTCTCGTCGAGCGTGCATATCACGAAAACCCTGAACATCTTCTTCTGATACACCAGCTGCTGCAAGGTCCTCAGCATGGTCTAGAGTTACTTGTCGACTAATCTCTCTTGCTTGGGGAGTTCCGAACTCACTCATAATACCTTTATTCCCCATAGCGACTTCCCCTTGCCATCCAACTTCAACAGTTTTATCACTAATGCCTACACAGTTAGTATTTCGGGCTCTTTGTAGACTTCGCTCACTCAACTCTACACCATCTCTTTCAGCTTGTCGACGCAGAAATGTCTCTGCCGACCCTGGATTATTATAACAATAAACGGTGTCTCTTTTCTCCTCTCTCCAGACGCCATCCTCTCCTTTAGTGTATCCAGTATCATCTGCGAAAGCTTTTCCCGTTTTAGGGTCTCGAAGGGCTGCCCTTGGGATATCACCATCAACAGCCATAGCCTGATTGGAAGCAATTTCTTGCTTTAATAAAGTGAACAGTAAGACTTCCGCAGCTCTTCGAGGGTCACCACCCACCTCCTTAGCCTCAAAAACTGGCCCAAATAATTTCTGTAAAGATGCCATTTCCTCAGTCGCAAAGACATCATATTCCATATCTGGCCCGTAAATTCTCTGAAGTACAACCTGAACCTGTGCCGTGTAGTGAGACATTTGACCTACAAGTTTACCCATCAACGGCTCAAGGTCCACTAACATCTGTTCACAATGAGGACCTCTGGGGACTGGTCCACACTCTTGAATCAGCGCTGCAATAATGGAAGCTTGTTCACCCCACTTCCCTCTAACAGCGGTGAAACCTCCAGCTCTGTCTGCTGCACCTGTGCTGGCTATAGCACGTTTTGTACTGTCCGCGCACTGAGGTGTTTTGGCTAAATTTTTTACGGCATGAAAGATTGGATTCTCGACTCCTCTCAAGTTGGCACCACATACTTTTGGACCGTAGGTTCTAGCTCTTCTAGCAGAATCACCCTTTCCGTGAAAAAATTCATCGGTTTGCTGGTCTAGAAGTGGTGCTACCGAAGCAGGGTTGGAAAAATTCCCATATCTAACTTCTTGCTCAACTCCACCACCTCTAATACAAAATCTTGCCAGTGAAGCTTTCTGACCAGCTGTTAGAGGCTCCATATCAAGGCATTCATTTTTTGACGTCAAATGGTCCCTGGCTACCTCTAACACATTATTTAAATCAGCATTAAACTCACCAATTGCTTCCTGGGCAATTGCTTCTCCTCCGTCCTGTGTTCCTAATCCTGCAGCGACAGCATGAAACTGAGTACCTTTTCCTTGTTTTAAATCGAAAAGAGCTCGGTCCAAATTTGATAACGATTCAGAGGCAGCAAGTGGGTCCAAGCCTAAAAGTTTAGCAACAGTTGATAGTACTCCTTGATTTTTGGCTTGCACATCGCGAGGCATAATATCCTCTACTGTTAGGGGTTGTTGCATCTGGTCGTCTTCACCTTCGCCACCTTCGCCACCTTCTTCCTTCTGCTGCATCCTAGCCTGTAGCTCTTGGTCAAAGACATTTACGGGCATATGTGCTACGTTCTTTCCGTCAAAATGGAAATAGATAACACCATTTTTCTCATATTGAACTCCCATATCTGGATAGTTCCCTACATCGAGGGTGGTTTGGCTCACACCCGTGGGTGGTTTAGGAGGAGAATTATAGAGCGCTTGTAGCTGTCCTAATGTTGTACCTGCCGGAAAAAATTTGTTGTAGTTGGTGTTAGCCTTTAATTCTTGCTCAACAATCAAAGACTCCGTTAGAGAATAAGTTCTCTTACGAAGCTTGGTGTACGTCTCTAGTAGATTGTCAAAGGAGAGCATATAAATAAATAGGGCACGCCCTTAATAAAAGACGCACCCAGAGATGTTTAAAAAATAATTGATTAATCCAGCCCAGCATACTGAACTGCAAAATCATATTGAATATCTACTTGAATAGTATGAAACTCATTCGTAGCGTAGTTGAATTCAGCGAGCTTCCAAGATTTTGGATAGGCCCCATAAAGACGTACATGTTTTACGGGGAACATGGTGTTGTCCAACATATAGAGTGCGATTTGCCTTTTAAATTCACCTGCACCCTGCATAAAACCAGGAGTAAAGACGCCACTAATTGGGTCGTAGACACTACTCAACCAGTTAAACAGTTTCTCTGCTATATTACCTTTAACTAGATTATCAAAAGTTATCGTAACAGTTTCTGGGGTAACCTTGCCAGGATAATGGAATTTATCATTAACACGGTCGGCTACAATAGTTTCAGAAGCCATTGTGATTTCTGTTACTTGTTTTGCAGCCAAAGTAAGAACCGAATCATCACCACCCTCAGGTGTAGAGATTTCGACCTCCCATTGATATGCGCGGTACGATTCCAGCGCATGAGAGAGCATAGGCTCTTCGCCAGTATTAAGTACCCTATTGGTTTGAGTTGCGTAGTAAGCGTTTGCCATTTTCTTTATATAGGTTAGCCGAGGTCAGCTGACTGGTTAGTCAGGTTAAGTTCGAAGACAAGAACTTCTGCAGTCTTCGTGGGTTTAATCAGGATACGACACCACAACTCGTTACGGTCAACCCGAATCGGAGTATTGGTGGTTTCATCACAAAGAACACGGAATTCAGTGATACCTCTGCGGCGACGAATATCGTCAAGCATTGGGTTAAGAACATTCTGAACTCTAGCCCAAGTGATTGGGTCGTTCGGCTCGAAGACCAGCATTCTAGTAGAAGCAAGAATCATCTTGCGGAGAACAATCATCATTCGACGAATATTAATCCTGTCGAGAGCAGTCGGAGTTCTTTGTGCAGTCCTTTGACCCCAAACAACAATTCCATCTCTTTGGAACTTGGTGATTGGATTCACACACTCTCCTGGAGAATACAAGACATCCCTATCACCTTGGTTGAGAACAATTTCAGTATCCAAAGGCTTGGTAAGTCTTCCTCGTGAGAGACCTGCCGGAGCAAACCATGGGTCAGCAACAGCGTCAGTGGTACACAGTACTCCAATAGCAAAAGCTTCAGGGGATAACCACTTATCTGTTCTAGACCATACATCAAAAACTTTAAGCCAGGGCCAGTAGACTGCAGCGTAGGAACTGTTGATTGCAGCAGTTCTGCCATTTCCCTTGCCATTTGTCCAGTTAACAGCCGCTTGAGGACCTTTCAATCCGTAAGGCGGAGCAACTACTGCCAAGAAGTTTTGGCTAGTTTCAGCTAGTGAAACCAAGGCATTTTGAACAGACTGCTCAGTAACTCCTGGGACAGCTGCAATAGAGATGTTTAGAGAATCATCATCTAGGGCGTAAATACCAGTTTTTTGGGCAGCGGTTCCGATAATAGCGGCTTTAACGTTAGAGTCGAATGCTCCACTATGGTCATCAGTGTCACCATTCTTACCACCAGATAGGCTATAGTTTCCGTCAATAAGTTTACAGAATCTTGCAGTTGATTTAGATTCAGCTGTTGAGGAGACATCCTGACCGGATACGTGACCAACAAAGATTTTAGTCGCGCCGGTACCTAGTTTGTCATACCAATTGGTACCTTCAGTCCAGCTCCTATCACTTGCATCGTGTAGTAAGAATTCACCTTTAACGTAATTTGAGGTAGTATTAGTTTCACCAACGTTTAGTACATTCTCAGGGAATTTACCAGTATACACGTTGTCGACTACCGAACCTGCCTCAAAGTTCATGTCA